CGTCGTCCCAATGCCGACGTTGCCGCCATTTGGTTGTAAAGCCATATTCTCATGTGTTCCAGCACCATTCACAAACGCCCCTTGCAACCATACATAAGATGTCGCTCCGTTTCCAGTATCACGCGCACCGAGGTTTAAGCCGACACCGTTGGTACTGTTGCCGACAATTAACCCCGTCGTCATATTCCCACTGGTAGCGGGTACTACATTGAAGCCGTTGTTAATCTGCACAACCGACATCGGTGCGATCATTCCTATGCCGACGTTGCCGTTAAAAATTGCATTACCATTTACCCCTAATCCGCCAGCTCCTATTTTAATCGCCATAGAAGTCCCGGCAACCGGATCTGAATAAGTCCCATTCCAGAAATGCGATTCTGCGCTACCTGCATACAAATAACCATTTATAACAGAGTTCCCGTTCACCGTTTGTCCAGCACTTACCAAAGCCCCCGTACTGCTAATAGTAAATTGGTTATTACTCCCTACGGTCAACAGCTGGCTCGGACTCGTCGTCCCGATGCCGACATTGCCAGAGCTGGTAATCGACATCCGAGTGGTAAGCACGCTCGTTGCAGCATCCGTCATGGTAGCGAAGTCGATCCGCCCCGGCGTTCTCCCAGCGGCGACAGTGCCTTCTACGCTTCCCACAATCGACGAGCACTCCAGGAAGTTTGTACCGTCATAGCACCAGCCGGACCACCGGGTGATGAAGTCTCCGGTTACCACTGTGGTTGGTGCCCCTTGCGTTCCACGGGCCTTGTAACCATTGAAACGGGCCGAGGAGGTGTCCGTGCTGAACTGCGCGGAAGTGATGCCACGAGGCGTCGTAGAGACCGTGGAGACCACCGCGAAGTCGCCTATAGCAGTGCCATTGATGGCGCTGCCCGTCCCTGCAAGGATCGGGCCAGTCACATACAGGTTCCCTCCGACACCCAGAGAGTTGGCAGGAGCGCCCACAGGCAATGTATAGGCTATCTTTACCGGCCCTGGGAACGACGAGCTGCCATCCGAAGCTACGCCCACGCTGATCTGCTGCCAAACCGCTCCGTCGCCGCGCCACAAGCTGTTGTCGGTCGTCAGGCGCACGGTCCTCGTGATGCCGGTAGTCCCCGGCGGCAGCGAGGCCACGGCGTAGAAGTCCATGGGGGAGACGCACCCGCCGGAGCCGTTGGAAACCATGCCCGCGGGACATTGGGCGGAAAGGAAAGCTGGAATCAGCAGAGCGAACGCAAGAAGAGCGAAGAGACGCTTCATACTGCGTTATTCGCCAGCTGGCGTTTAGGGAAGGACTTCCGCGTCGATGGTGATGGTCGCGTGGTTGCCCGCGCCGAAGATCAGTTGCACCGCCCAGAAGATCGGCAGGTGGATACCCGCGGTCCCCAGGAGCTGCCCCGCCGACCCGATCCCCGCCGGAGGCAGCCAGGCCCCCGGATAGAAGTCGAAGGCGTAAGTCCCCCCGGTGGAAAGCATGTTCGCGGCAATGAACCCGGTCAAGGGAATGACGGTCACCGTCCCCGGCACTTGGGCGCAGAGGTACAGCGAGTCGTTCGTTCCCGTGGCTGTGGGTGAGGCTACGGTGACGTAGAGGCGCACGCCGCGGCCGTAGTAGTTCTCTTCGACCTTGGAAGTCAGCGTCTGGGCTGCCGTCGCTATGGTGGCGGCCAGCAGGTTGCGGCGGAGCGCCTTATTCTGCATCTGGCCCCCTTTAGGCGTGCGTCACGGCCACGGCCAGACCCACGGTGTTATGCGTCGGGCTGGCGCCCATGGCGAGCACGTTGCCGCTGTCGGTGGTGTTGACGTAGGTGGCTCCGCGGAATGAAGTACCTCGCGCCAGGAGCACGCCGCCGCCGTTGGCCACCACCGAAAGAGCCGCGGTCAGCAGCGTCGAGCCCGAGTCGATGGCGTTCAGGAAGAGGCAGTCCTCGAAAGTCGTGTAGCGATCCTGGGAACCAGCGGGAGCGGAAAGGAAGACGCAGTTGGTGGCGTGCGAGGTGTACAGCATGATGCGGCAGTTGCGGAAGTAATTCCGCGTGGCCTGGGTCCCGAATAAAATCACCGAGTTGACCGCCGCTCCGCAGGTCGAAGTGTCCTGCCCGATGGTGCAGTCCTCGAAGAAGCACTCCTCGGCATGCGATAGCTGCAAGCTGTAGGCCCCGGCGATATCCATGTGGGTGTCGCCCATGCCCGCTATGTGGCAGTTGCGGAAGTGGTTGCGCTGCCCCGTGACGCTCAGGCACCCGGTGGGAAGAGCCGAAGCCACGCCCGCCCAGAATTCGATGTTGGCGATGTAGCAGCCGTTGGCCGACAGAGTAAACAGGTTCGACGCCGTGACGTACGTCGAGGCGAAGGCGATGCGCGCCCGCTGCGAGTAGAGCGGCCCGCTGTTGACCCCGATGAGGTGGACCATGTCCTTGTTCCACGCCAAGGTGGCGGCCTGATAGTCGGTGGTGTTGGCCCCGGTGTTGCCCTCCGAGAAGAGGTACACGGTGTCGTTCTGGTTGGCGGTGCAGACGCTCAGCGCCTTGACCAGAGTCTTGAAAGCCTTCGCCGGGCTCTTGCCGTTGAAAGCGTCGTTGCCGGTGCGCGGCTTAACGAAGAAGGTGTTGCCCTGGGTGAGCCATTGGCTGCCGATGAAGGCGTTGGCTTGCACCACGTCGAAATTGGTGACTCCCACTGTCTTGCTCCTTTCGGGACCTGACTTTTGTAAGAGCCAGGCACGGCGCTTATTCCGCGCGCCGCCCCGCGGTTAGTTTAACACCCAGCTATCCGTTAGCTGGAGGGGACTCCGTACACCCCGTAGAAGCCGTTGTAGCCCACGGCAAAACGCATCCAGCCGGCCGTTTTGAGCGTGCGGCTGTCGAAATCGACATCGTGAATGGTGTTGAAGGCTTCCTGCTCGTAGAAGCGCAGTTCGGTGAGCGACACTTCGGCCTGGATGTACCAGGCATGCATGTCGGTCAAATAGTCCCAGACGGCCCAGGAATCGAACGAGGGCAGCCCGCTGCGGCGCCGGAAAGGATTGATCGCGCGATTCGCAGTGTCGGGGGCGTCGGTGCCTCCCAACATCGTGGCGGCGATGAATTCCAGGCCGCTCGGGAAGATGGCTTGCCCCGGCGGAATGCGCTTTTTCTTGCCGGTGTGATCCACCGTCTGGCGCATGTCGGTGAGAGCCAGGCCGATGGAGGTCATGTCCGGATCGGTGGCGTAGCTCAGCCGGTTGGTCTGCGTGCCGCCGCCCGGTCCCACCAGAGGATGGGCCGTATTGAACAGGCTCACGCCGTCCGGACCGGTGTCGCTGAAGCCGCCGTTGAAGACGGAAGCAGCTACGACCTCCCGAGTTTCCAGCGCGGACTAGCCCAGCTCGCCGGCGAACTTGTTGACCACCCCGTGGCGGTCGTCGTCGCGGCTCAGCCGGGAGACCTTGAAGCCCAGGCCATACTGCGCCGTGATGTAGGTCTTCTTGAAGGCCGGGTAGGGCTGGCTGTAAGGCACGGCCGCGGCTTCGGGGACCACCACCATCTGGCCGAAGCCGGTCATTTCGGTGGTCTGCTCGATGCCTCGATTGGTCGAGCGCATTCTGAAAAAGTTCGGGAACTGCGGAGGCCACCGCTTGTAGCGGTCCTGCACGACCTCGTCGATGGCCGGCAGCATGGACTCCAGATAGAGGTCCGGAATTGATTGTCTGATCAGCATGGTTAGACTCCCGCGCTCCCTTGCGCCTTGGCGTGGCGGATGATGATGATCTCCACCACGGCGTAGACGCCTTCGGCGTTGCCCACGCGGTTATGCAGCCTGAGGATCCGGCTGTCGGAATTGGCGTAAGTGGTTTGCAGTGCGCCGGAGTTGAAAGTCATGGTGGATTTCTTGGTCGTGGCGTTGCCCGCGCCGGTGACGAAGAGGGCGTTCTTGCCTGCCACCGCGGCTTGAGTCAGCGAGTCGCTGCCGTTGCCCTGGCCGATGAGAATGGTGTCGGGCGTATCGAAGACCCAGTGCAGCGTGTTGGTGGCCGCGGCGCCGTAGTTCAGCACCGATCCGAGCCACAGCGTAGTCCCCGGCGTGCCGTTCTGCAGGCTGGTGCATCCCGGTACCGGCAGGCCTGCGCCGATGTCGGCGATGTCAGTGAGAGCCGCCGAGACCGCGGACTTGCTCACGATGTCGCCTACGAAAAGAGCTTGGGTGTGGGCCGCGACTTTGCAGTATTGGGCCGCTGCCAGCGGGCCCCCGCCGTCGCGGCCGATCGGCAGAAAGCCGAACGGGTTGTTAGTGTTTGCCAATTCCCCCTCCTGAAGCTGTATTCGACAACCAGAAGATAAGTTGGTACGGACTGCAATTGTGCAAGCGTGGGGAGCGGAGGCGTGGGGCTGAGAGCGCTGTTGATTCCAGCAGCGAGGACTGTTGAGCGGCGCTGCGAATTATCGCTCGTGAGAGCCGCACAGCGCCGCCCGTTCGTTGGAGTATGTCGTTAGCTCTCGCGTCCGATCTCGATTCCCGCCGCCCGTGATCGTCCCAGGTAGCCTTCGGGATCTTCTCCGCCGGCATGGGTCGCGGTCAGAATTTCATCGTGCCCCAGAGGAGCGATTCCCTGTGTAGAGAGGCCTGCGGAGGCCTGCTGAGCCAGGGCGTTCTCGGCGCCGGCTTCGTATTTCTCGGCGATGCCTTCCAGCTTCTCGCGCGCCATTTCCTGCTGCTTGCGCCGGCGGGCTTCCACTTTCTCGCGCCGCATCTCGCCCAGCATCAAAGTGCCGGCCTTGACGATGTCCCCGTTTTCTTTGACTGGGGTGTAGCCGCGCCACCCGAGGCGGTCCACGCAGAGCTGGGTAAAGAAGCGGTACTCCATTCCCGGCCTGCGGTGGCGTTTCACCGTTTCTTCGAGAATTGCGGAGCCCAGGATTTCGGGATCCAGATCGTCGGAGGCGTCGATCTCCACCGTGCGATACGGAATCTTCAGAACGCGATCGCGGAAGGCGGCAGCAATAGCTTCCCGTCCGAATTTGTGGATGGCGATCTCCATGGCCTTGGCCATCAGCGGATCGGGCATGGCGGAAGCGCCCTTCTTCATGATGGCTTCCTCGTACCCGTGCGCCAGGTCCTCGCGGCCGTACATTTCGAGAGCCTCGCGGAACGTCGGGGAATTGTCCACCAGCGGATCGGGGCCGTAAATGATCTTGGTGATGGTCGCCTGATCGCCGGTGCCGAACGCTTTCTTGTCGAACTGGTCCATGAAGGCCGAGGCAGTGTCTGGCTCGGGTTCGGGCTCCGGCAGTTTCAAGCCCAGGTCCGGCAGTACTTTTCTCTGAGCATCAATTCGTTTCTGGCGATCCGCCAGGATCTGCGCGTTGGAGGCGTCCACCGCGCTGGCGGCTCTGTGCTGCCCCAGCTCCGCGGGGCCGAGCTTGCGCTTGGGTTTCTGTGCCTGTGCCATTTATTAGCGGCCTCCCCTGCCGAGCTTCGGCATGACGTTGACGCCGGCCTTGGCTCGGGCGATGTACCTCTTCGTGCCTTCCTCAATCGAAATGTCCAGCGCGTCGCACATGTGGCGGATCGCTGTCTTGTCGTTTTCGCTGAGCTCGTCGTCGTCTTCCGAGGCTTCCTGATGGCGGGAGCCACGCTCTCCCGATTGGGCGCTGATGCGCGCCAGGCGGTCGGCTTCTTTCTGGGCCTTCTTCTCGTCGGCCTGTTGCTGCGGCGTCTTGGCCTTGCCGCTCTGGAGAAATTCCAGGTAAGTGCGGTCTGCGGCCATCTCCATGGCGACGGACTCGGGTACGCCTTCCTTTTTCAGGTTGCCGTAGTGCTGGGCGGTGGCCTGGAAAAACTCGCCTTTCTGGTTTTTGAGATCGGGATAGCGCTCGACCAGCTCCGTTTCCTTCTGGACCTGGGAGACGCGGCGGTTGATCTTTTCGTCCACTTCTTCGCCGCGGATGTAGCCGCGTTTCTTGTTCCAGGCGTCGAGGCCTTTCTCTCCTTTGGTGGTGATGAGCTCCAGTAAGTCCTGCTCGGGCTCTTCCTCTTTCGGCGGTTTGTCGGGCTTCCCGCCTTTCAGCGCCTGGTCGTGCCAGAACTGGATCGCGCGCGCCTGCTCGGCGGAGCTGAGCTTCAGATCGTCGAGCTGCTGTTTTAGAGCCGCGAGATCTGCGGCGCTGGGTACAGCACCGGCCTGGGGAGATCCCGCGGGTGCCCCGCTTGCTGGGGGCGTGGCGCCAGGCGGCGGAGTCGCGGAAATGGTAGTCGCGGGAGGGGTCGGAGTCATAGGTTGAGGGTTTCCTTTCCAAACTTGGTGCCTCTGTAGAGGTCCTTGCGCTTCGGCAGATAGTCTTCAGCGCAGAGGGCGCAGAGCATCTGCAGCAATCCATCCTTGGGCACCACGTACATGCTTAGTTGTTCGCCAGCGCTGGCCTGGAGCTGCTCCCAGGTGCGCTGGCACTGCTGGCAGCCGATAGGAATTGCTCCCCCGAGAAAGTCGAGGGCGTGTTTATGCCACTCGAAACAGTAGTCGCAGATCGCTTGTCCCGTGGCGAGCTGGTGGATCACCCAGGGGGCCCGGGGTTTCGAGCACCAGTGGCAGGTTACGGCGATGACGACTTGGGGGCTCACTTCTTCTTCCGGCTCCGCTTCTTGATCACGCCGTTGGCCTGGCGCACCGCGCTTCCCTCGTTCCCCGTGCGAGCCAGAACTGAGTTAGCAACGTGAGCCCACTGCCGCTGCTTCGAGGGCGTGTTGGCTTTGGAAGTCTTGTCGAGGGCGTCCTTCAAGCTCCAGGGCATCAGCTCGCTCCCATCAGGCGATTGATCCGGAGTACGTAGTTAATCGTCTCTGCGGAATGGGGGCCTGTGATGCGCGGCAAAAAGAGCTGCGCCGTAGTCCATTCGGGCAGGCCTTGGGCGAGGTGCACGGCCTTGAGGATGTTGCCAGGGCCGGCGTTGTAAGAGCTGAAGGTGAGGTTGCGCTGCTCCTGGGGATTCGGGGCTTGCTTCCACCCGGTCCAGAGTTGCCGGTCGTATTTGATGCCGCCGCGAATGTTGCTCTCGGGATCTTGCGGATCGACGCCCAGCTCCCTGGCGGTCTCGGGCATGAGCTGCATGATGCCGATGGCGCCTACCGGCGAATGCGCCGAGGGATTGAGCCCGGATTCGGCGATTGCCTGGGCGCGGAACCAGCGCCAGTCTTGCCCCGGAAAGTAGAACTCTCCCCAGTGCTTCAGCGCCAGATCGTACTTCAACGTCTGGGCGCTAAGCGAGAGCGAAAGCGAGCAGGCCAAGACCAACAGCGATAGCCAGCGCAAGAGGGTTGCTCCCGAGAACATGCGCCGTGTTCCAACGGCGCAGGAAAGTGCGGTCCAGGACGAAGCCGTTGAGGATCACCAGGAGCATGACCCCTTCTTTGCGGAGCAGGGCCGTGAGGATTTCGTTCACGCCGGCACCGCCGTTTTCTTCTTGCCCACGAAATAGGCGAAGACGGCGACCACCACGGTCCCTATTAGCTTCGCGGATTCCGCGGCATTGTCCGCGTTGGTGAACTGGAAGCCGGCGATGGCCTTGGTGTAGTCGATATGCTGCGCCAGAATCCCGGTGATGATGATGCCCAGGATGTTCGAGCCCTTGTTGCCGTCGAGCACGTGCTCGAGCAATTTGTTGATGAAGGCGTTTTTCACGCCGTCGAGTACCGCCATGAATCCTCCCCTACTGGCTCTTTTTGAAAACCGTGGTCAGCTCGATCAGCCAGGTGAGCTTGTTCTGCAATCCGGCAATGGAAAGCTGCCGCGGTCCGCCCGAGAGCCAGGCGTGATACTTGTCCTTCGTAGCTAATCCGCCCACGTCGATGTACAGGCCGCCGCCGCCGTTCAGCGTGCCCAGGGTGGCCGCATCGAATTTCACCACGCCGCCCTGCGAGTAGTAGTACAGGCCCCAGTGATTCTGGTGATAGGGGATCTGCAAGAAGCCCGTGGCCAGCGTGATCGAGTTGGAGACATTCGGCGTCTTGATCAGCGCCGTCTCGAACGTGGTGCTCCAGTAAGTCGGCATTCCGCCGATGGTGGCCACCTGGTACGAGAACCCGGTGAGAGCGCTCGGCTGGTGCGAAACAAAGTCGGTCGAGACGCCGGCGTGCAGCAGGAATTCGCCGGGAACGCTGGGCGCCGGAGCCTGAGCGCTACAAACGAAAGCGACGGCCAGCAGGCCGATGAGACTCAAGAGTTTCTTCATACTTTCTTGTTCGCCATCGCGTCCAGAATTTGCTTCGGCAGGTTGCGGGCGGTGCGCCAGGCGTGCGCGGCCCCTTGCGCGCGCCAGATTTCGCGTTCCGAATCGGAAGTCGAGCACGTGGTCACGGCGCGAATCTCCTCAGCGGCGATCTGCTTTTGCAGGCGTTGAAAAGGCTCCGAGGCCACCATCTCCTTGAAGCGCTGCTCCTCACTGCTCATGCTGGACCTCCGGATGGGGGCTGAACGGGAAAGGGCCTTCCGCCGCGCGATCGCCAGGGGGCAGCGACGGCAGTCCGCCGAAGAGGCCATTGGGCATTTGGAGAGGATGGCCGCCTCCCATCAACTGCGCCGCGGCCTGTACGGCTTGCTCCATAACGGCCTGCTGAATCCGTTTCTGCTTGATCTGGAGCATGTGGTCGCGGTAGTGCAGGACGAGCTTCATCTTTGCGTCCGGTTCGGCGTGCTCCGGATCTTGCTCGGCCCGCTGCAAGTCCTTCATGTGCCGGGTCATGTGCAGCAGGTCGTTATCCTGCGGGTTGACGTGGATCTCTTCGCCGTGGAGCAGGTTGACCCACTCGGTCTTGGGGTCCACCGGCAGATCCGGCGCCGCCGGCTTGGGCACCATCTGATCGAAATTCGGATCGTCCAGGGCGTCGTGGGCTTCCCGCGTCACCTCCCACAGCGCCACGGGGTTGTTGACAATCAGGGGGTTCTGCAGGTCGAGCTGGTAGCGCGCGAGCGTCTTCTCTTTTTTGGCCTCGCGGCTGTAAACGCTGTTGGCGAACTGCAATCGGAAGTCGTACCTTCCGTCGCGGTCGTCGATGGTCAGCATCGACGCTCCGTTGTTGACCTCGAAGAGCCCCTCGGCGTCCTCTTCGGTCACCCGGAAGAAAGTTTCCTCCGGCGAGAACATGTACTCCAGGCCCCAGAAGTGCGCCAGGACTGCGGCCATGTCTTCGCGCAAGACTTTGTAGTCGAGCGAGATCCGGACGTTGCCCTCTTCCAATAGCGCCGTGGTCTGCCCCACGGTGCGCGGAGCATTGGGCCGGTCACTCTGCCGCCCCATCTGTAAGTCGCCTTGCCCGGTCAACTTTTCGCCGTAGGCCAGCACACACTGCTGAATCCAGTCCGCGACCTTCATGTCGGCGGTGATTTTGAGCTGAAAGATGTCCGTCTGCGGATTGTCGAGCGGGATGGCCAGGCCGGGCTCGATATGGAAAGTGTCGGGATTCATGCCCGACGCCGGCCGGTATCCTAGCGGCGGGCTCATGGCGAGCTGGCCGGCCTCGGCGGCCTGATCGTGATTCACGCGGAGCTCGTCTTCGAGATCCACCAGCATCTCGGCCATTCCGGGAGACCAGTAAGTGCCGTCCGCCATCATGGCCGACTCGACGAAGGGCCTTCTGTTTTTCTGCGTAGGGTACAGCTCTTGCAAGTCCTGGCAGCCGATCACCAGGTTGAGGTCGAGGATGTAGCGCACCACGAATTCGCGTTGGCTCATCTCGCGCTTTTTGGTGTCCCACTCGGAGGCGTCGGGCATTCCGCCCCTTGGGCCTTTCTTCAAGGGTCTCCAGCGGCCGTACCATTCGAGAACGATCACCCACTCGCCGCTCGAAAGCGGGCGGGTGTATTGCAGCCCTTCGGCTTCGTCTTTCTGCAGCTTGATCTCTTCGCCTTCCCAGGCGCGCTGCATTCCTCTTTGCGCCAGATTGAGGATCTGCTCCCAGTTTTCGGTAATGCCCTGGTAGCGGCCTTCCTTCTCGCCCTTCAACAAGTCGTCGGGCCGCGCTCGGTACCTGCGGATGTTGAAGCTGAATTCGTGGAGGCTGCGAACTTCCTCGACGGGCACGATGAAATCGTCGGGCCACATCGGGTCGAAATCCGGCCCCTCGTAATCCACCACTTCTTCGGGCTCGTAGTTGTTTTTCGGATTCAGGACCTCGAAGGTGTCGCGCTTCCACGGGGCGTAAGCGATGGACCTGCCGAAGATCAGTTTCCGGCAGATGAACTCACAGAAGCGCTTGGTCAACTTCATAGAGTTGAACACGCGCCAGGTCATATACTTCCCGATCTTCGCGTCCCTCTTATAATCGCTGGCGCCCACCGGGACAGCTACGATTTCGGCATCGTCGCCAAACAAGCTGTCCATTTCCTTGGCCCATTTCGTGAGGATGTTCCACCTCACGTAGGGCACCGGCACATTCGAGGCGGTCTCTTCCCCTTGAGCCGGATCGTTGACCATGGCTCTCCACCGGCGGTAGTAATCCCGCCAGCGGTTGATTCTACGATTGTGATCGCCGATCGCCGCGCGGTAGTCTTGCAGCACGCGATTGCCGATGCGTTGCAGCTCGGCTTTGGGCCACTTCAGTTGGAAATCCTGTTGTTCCATCTACGCTCCGGCACCTCGGGCTTTGGTCCGCACTTGGCGCTCGAACGGCGCCAGCAGATGCCGCGCCAGGCGCTCGAAGCGGGCGCAGTCGCCGCAGATCAGGCCCCGCCCCAGGCAGCAGCTCGCCGGATTGGTGACGGCTTCCTCGTGATGCTCCATCAAGTACTCGAACTGCTCGCGCATGGCGTCGGGCTCGCGGCAGGCCGATTGATAGATGGGCTCTCGTTGCATTAGCGCAGGCGCACCAGGCGTCCTCTGCTCTGTGATTCGACACTCTGGCCGTACTTGCGGACCATGGGCGCCGGCATCGTCGTCGTTCCCGGCGGTTTCGGCCGCGGCATGCGCAGGATCACGATCAGCACCAGGGCCAGGGCGATCACCAGGTCGTCGTGGCAGCGCTTCTGGGCGCGCGCCTTCCCATCCGGCCAATAGACGAAGGTCAGCAGCTCGGCCTGGGTCTGCGGGTCGTGGACGATAATCGCCTCCTCGCGGATGGCGTCGTCGAGGTAAGAGATCAGCAGAGGCCGGGAAGCTCCGCTCGTGGACCAGCCCAGCCGTGTTCCCCGGACCTGCGGGTCCTCGTCGGGGTTCAGGACGTCGTGATAGAGGTACGACGCCGGATAGTCGGAATTCAGGACCGCCTCCAGCATGGCGATGCCCCCGCCTCCTGGATTTCTCTCTCCGGCGCACTGGGCGTTGTTGTAGAAGCGCAGCAGCTTGGCGAGGTAGCGTCCCGATTCGCCGGGCATCTTCCTGGCTCTGGCCACGGCGCACTGCTCGGCGGTGTCGCGGTCGAAAATCTGCGTGGTCCAGTAATCCGGGTCGGGGCTGCCGCCCTCGGCGGCGTCGATGCCCTGGCTGCAATCCGCCCCCGCGGCGTAGACGCGGCCGCGTTCCGGACGCCGGTACATCTTGACGCAGCCCGAATCGTTGGGGATCCACACCAGGCGCTCTTCGTCGCCCACCAGGCGCGTCTCCACCTCCCCCGTCATGGCGTTGCGCTGCACGGGCATGCGCATGATGTGGGGCACGCTGAACCGATTCCGCGAGCTGGCGGTGAAAGCCTCTTCGGGGCTGCACGGATGCTCCCGGCGCATCTTCTGGCGGTCGTTGTTGCAGTCGTTGCGCAGGGTGTAGAGGTACCAGTGCATCTGCTCCGGGCGTAAACCCAAGCGCTCGTAGGTGTCCCGGTCCTCCCTCGAGAGCTGGTGCATGAACTGCTCGAGAGAAATCACCAGCGGCATGCGGTTGCCGGGGTGTTCCTGCCAGGCCATGAAGAGGAAGATCCAGTCGGATCGGCCCGCCTGGGCTTCGGTGCACATGGCATGGAACTCGTCGCCTACCGTCGCCGCGGTGCCTTCGATCACCACGCACGTCTCCGGGAGCTTCGGGACTGCCGACATCACCGCCGTGCGGATCTCGGCCGAATTCTGGTAGTAGGGGAATTCGGAGAAGTGCACGTTGGTGAAGCGCTCGCTGCGGCCGTAAGTCACGCTGCCGGCGGTGTGGCAGACGATCTCGGAATGGTTGGCGTACTGCAAGCGGTCGGAGAGCGGCGTGTGCAAGGGCAGGCCCCGCGAATCGATCAGTTGCGGCAGGGTGATGACGCCTCCAAAGGGCTGGTAGCGCAGGTGGAAGCGCTTGTACATGTTGAACAGCGTGCGGGTCGAGTCCTCCTGGTGGCCCAGGACCAGGGATCTTACTCCTGGGTTGGCGATGGTGTCGTGAAAGAACTCCGCGGCCGTTCCGGTCGAGGCCTGCACGCGGCGGGATTTCAAATACAGGATGCGGACGGGGAGCTGCAGCTCTCTTTGCCTCTGAATGGCTTCGTCTAATTTGACCTGGCCCGGGCCCAGGATCATGGGCACTTCGCCCAGGCGCTTGTCTTCCGCCTCAACCAGGAGGGATTCGCGGCAGAAGGTGGCGTGATCCTCGAAGCCGTGGGCGATTTGGTCCGCGGTCATGCCGCCCTTTGAAATTCGTGACTCAGCCGGTTCTTGGCCAGCGCCAGCTTCTTCCGCGCCCAGTGCACGGATCTACCGCACTCCTCGGCCGTCTCTTGCAAGGGTCGGCCTGCCAAGGCTGCCAGGATGACTTGCTGCTGATCCTCGGGGAGCAATCGGTGGATGGCTTGCTGCAACCGGCGGAGCTGCTCGCGCGAGCCGGCCAGCGCGTCGGGAAGGGGCGAAATATCGACCGGAACGCGCTCCGGGTAGACCTGATCCTCTTCTCCGTCCTTCGAGATGGGCGTACAGGCGTCAATTGAGAGCATGCACTGATCCCGGTATTGCCCTCGGCGGTGGGCGTCGATGATCGCCCCCCGTATCCGCCGTAAGGCATAGCGCGGGAAGTCTTCCATCGGCGCCGCCGGGGCGAATCGGTGGATCGCCTGCATCAATCCCACGCAGCCGTAGCCCACGAAATCCTCGATCAGTAAGTGCGAGACGAAGCCGTTTTGCCCGTGCCGCGAGTACTTACGCCACATCGCCCTGGCGAGCTTCTGGACCAAGGGAAGGTTTGCTTCGGCGAGCTGGGCCGCTCTGTTTCGGGCTTTGGCTTGCCGCCGGCGCCGCAGCTCGCAGGCCATGAGCTGCGCGTTTCCTCGCAGGTCCGCGAGGTAAGCGCTCCATTGTTGCGTGCTGAGGCGGATGACGGACATCAGGGTATCGGCGTGTAGCCCGCCTCGAAGGCCTTTGCCGGGCTGAAGGACTGGTAGCCGTCCTCGTAGCAGACGAAGTACCCGCCGGGGTACGGCTTGTGCCTCAGCAGATACTCCGTTCCCACGCGGAAGCATTTCACCTTCTGCTCTTCAGGGATGAGGACGGCCCCGCCGCCGCCGCCAGTCACGGGGTGCACGCGCTTGATCTTCAGCGCCCACACCTCCTTGTGGCAGCGGTAGCGGGGTAGGAGCGTCCACGGTTGCTCGGTTTCGATGGGCTGGGGCTTGGGAGGGGCTTTGGGATAGAGCTTCTTACAGGCGATGGTTGCAACGATGATGATGATGAATGCCAGCCCGAAGCAACCCAAGCCGGCGTCGAGCAGCAGTGTTTCCGTCATTCTCCGCCCCCGTGCGCCAGGTTGAAGCAGCTCCGGCAGATGGCGAGCCCGCATAGCTCACCAACGGCTGGGCCACCTTCGCAGAAATCGCAGTCTGCCGGGTACACCAGCGGCGCCAGGTAGTGATCCTGTTCCCGTGGATGGCGTCGGCCGCAGAGAGTGCAGGGTTTCATTTCTTGCCTCGCGCTTCGTACATTTTTTGGAAAGCCTCCCAGGTCATGTGGATCTCGTCGGTGGCTTCAGGCTCTTCGGTGCCTTGCGCCATCTCCGCTAAGTCGCCGAATCGTTCTACCGCTCGCAACCTGATGAAATGATCCACGTCACTTTTCTTCTTCGCCCCCAGTGCCTTTTCCACGGCCGCTATGGCTTTTGTCGCCAGCTTTTCCAGCTTCTTGCGGTGGGGCCGCATCGCCTCGGTGATCAGAAATTGCGTCTCGGGCTCGGCCGCCAAGCGCTCGACATGGCGCTTCGAGCAGCCGGCCTCTTTGGCGATGGTTTTGGTCCTTTTGCCCGCCACCAGGCCCATGGCGACGGCTCGGCGTTTACTTTCCTTCTCCGCTTTGGTTCCACTGGGCATCGTGAGGACCCCCGTGGGCTCCTTTCGCCCGGTTATCCGGGACGGGGCAGCCCGCCGGGCAGAAGAGCGCTTGGCAGCAGAGGCAGCAGTGGGGCTGCTTTTTCTCCGCGGCCTTGGCGTGCGGACACCAGTTCGCGTGCGGGACTTTCCCTCCGCGGGAGAAGACGCAGCCTTCGCAAACGCCGGGTCCAAGTCGGAAGGGTCTCGATACGATGTCACTCACGCCGCCTTCTTTCCGAACAAGCCCAGGCAGCGGCTCATGACGCGCCCGAATAAGGATTGCGTGGTGCGCGGGTTCTCTTGGCGCTCGAAGTACGCCGGGCGGGTCAGGATGCTGGTGGCTTCTCCGGCGGCCCGCTTGCTGCGCGCCTCATGCCTCACCGCGTGGATCAGACGGGCGAAGCGCCGCGCCTGGATCATGGGATCGTAGCCTTCGAGCGGATCGGAGGCGAGATTGGAGCCCGAGCGAAAACGCCGATGTTTACCGGCGAGGGTGTACATGCTACGCCGCCTTCGGAGGCGCCACGGGTTTGAGGGCCACAATCGTGAAAGTCCGGTAGCCGGATCTCTCTTCGTGGATCAGGCCCGCCTGGGCGCTCTTGGGGACGTACTTGTCGATGGCCGCGCCGAAGGGGATCTCCAGCAGGGCGATCAATCCGTCCATGGTGAGGGCTTTCTTCAGCAGACCGAAGATTTTCTTTTTGTCGACGACGGTCCGCTCGTTGCGCTTGGGGGAGAGCTGGACTTCGTACTCGTTGCCCCGCCCGGTGCAGGGTTTTTCCGCATCGAAGTCTGAGAAGTGGAGGTCGAGCTTCTCTTTCAGAACCTTGTAGCGGGCTTCCAGAGGCTTGGTTAACTGTAGTTGGCGGTCGATCTCCCCCAGTTCGTCAATATCGAGGGCCAGCGGGTTGGGCATGGAGACCACCCGCGAACTGGGGGCTTTGGATAAGGTACTGCTTGGCTGGGTCACAGTACGAATTTAAGGCTAAACCGTCTCTTTTTCGATCCGGCAAAGCGTACCATCGGAAGTGGTACCAACGGACTGATTTTTATGCGCGTCTTCCAGTGGAACAACGAGGAGTGGGTAATTCTCTCCCGGCGGGAGAGGCAAGTACTCACGCTGCTATGCGCCGGCAACGAGGTGAAGACCATCGCCCACACCCTGGGCCTGTCGCCCTTCACGGTGAAGGGACACATCTCGCAGATGGAGACGCGCCTCCACATGAACCGGGTGCAGTTGAGCCTGTGGGCCTACTCGAACGTCAAAGTATTGTCGGGAGAGCCGGCGCCGACCACGTTCGTAGGCCTGGTCGACCTGGCCGCCTGAGCCTGGCGCATCTCACTCAACCACTGCTCGCGCTCCAGCAGCCGCAACGCCACCGCGATCACGCCTGCCTCGCTGATGCCCAGCGTGTCCGAAAGCCGATGCAGCAGGAAGCTCGTATCCGTGGAGATGCGGAAGGTCTTTGTGGGCTTCGCCACCACTCCACCGTAGCTCAGCGCGGCCTTGTCCGGATGGAATTGTGTTTCCATTGGCGGGTGGGTGGGCCCCCGCCGCTGAGCGACTCCGGCCTTTCTCCTTCACTGGCGCCGGAGTGCCCACCCACCCACCCGCGTGAGACCTCCTAACAAAGTAAAAAACCTAAGAGAGTAACAACGCGCGCGCGTTCCTTTATATATGCTTCGAAGCCGCCGCCCCATTGCAGTGGCGCGCGGGACGCCATTGGGATAGCGCGAGTCGCACCATTGCAATGGCGGGAGTCGCACCATTGGAATGGCGCGGAGCTTCTGTCACTGCATTTCTGCCCTGTATATTTTGCTTGCGGGATAGCCGGAATAGCGCTATAAAGAATCAAATGGCCCGCATCACCGCACAAGAACGCAAGGTGCTGAGTAAGTTCGCGCGCCGCGCCGCGCTGGCTCGAATGACGGCTCTTAGCCCGGAACGGCGCCGAGAGATCGCCATCATCGCCAATCACGCGCGCACGGCGAAACGCAAACAGGCCGCCGCCGCGGGCCCAGCGCCTCCAGGAGAAGCCGCCTGACGTCACAGCCCAATCGCGCGGCACGCATTGGCCTTGAACAGGTCGGAGCGCCGGAAGTATCGGCGCAGGGTTCCCATATCGCGGTGGCCGGTCTGCGCCGCGATCAGCAGCTCCGAGCAGCCGTGCTCTCCCGCTTCCGTCACGAACCCCGCCCGCAGCGAGTGACTGCCGTACTGCCGCCAGTCGCGGCCGATGCGCTTTTAAGAGTAACGCTTGGCGCAGCCAGGAAAGCAGGTGATTGGTACCGAGCCAAAATTAGGCTTCGTACCAGAGCACAGGCGGGCGGGCAATTTCGGATTGTACCGCTGAAGGCCACCGGCCGGGCGCCGCCTCCCGGTCTTTGTTTTGAAACAACCGGCTTCCCGTGGAAAGTTGGCCGGCTACTTCCAAAGACACTGGCGCCGGAAGGCTGCTCTCATTGTAGAAGCTCCCGACGCCAAAGAAAATAGGAAATTTCCGAAGGGAAAAGAGGTTCTTGGCGTATGGCAGCGTCCCCGCAACGAGTTCCCCGCGGTCACCCGCGCAGTTATTCCCGCCCCGGTCCCCAGGAAGTGCACCTCCGCCCCGACAGCTATCACCGCAAGGCGACACGCGCGGAGGTAGTCCAGCGCTACGCGAAATCGCAGAACGTCTTCCGCGTGGCCATCCTGAACATGTTCCGCGCCACGGCCGGCAATGCCCAATCCGGATGGTTGGCCTTTGTCCTGGCTCACACCACGGCCTCACCGGACGGCAAAGAGCGCGCCGCCGAGTGGAGCGCGCACATGTACGCCGAGGACGCCGCCAAGGAAACCGGCCTCTCGATCCAATCGATGCGCGAGGCCATCACGGCATGTGTCGAGTTCGGCCTGACGCCGCGGAAAGCGGAGACGGGCCCAGACTCGCACCGATACCGGGTCGATATGGCCGCCCTGGCCAAGGCGCCGCGGCGCTTCGAAGTCCGCGCCGGTGCGTTTTGCCCCCGCAAGCCGATCGTTTCCGAGGGAGAAGAAAAGGAGAACGAGGTAGAAGATTCAGAGGCTTGCGGGAAATCTCACACCATCGCAATGGCGGGAGATCGCGTCGAGCTGCCGGCGGGCGAGCGGGTCCAGGTGGCGGATGTACAGAAGCCTGGACCAGTCCAGATTCTCAGCTCGAGTGCCTGCTCCATCAAGGCTACCTTACCAAAATCCGGGGGCGTGCGCATCGAAGTTTTCCCGTTCGCGCCGGCCAAACCGGAGAGCGAGGATGCCGTGCTTCAACCGCCCGGTCTGTTCCGCGACGATCCGCGCGCCGGCGAAATCTCAGCCGGCCTGGCGTCGCTGAAACAGCCGATCTACCTGGATCGGTCGATGGCCAGCCAGGCCGCGCGCGCGCTGAATGCGCCGGTCGAGTTTTTCCTGGACCATGCCGCCGAGCGCGTGGAACGCGCCATCGCCAGCCGCACACCGATCAACAGCGGCCTGGTGCTGCTAATGGTGTCCGACGTCAACCAGAAGTGGCAGATCGCCGCGCCGGCCAAGCGCGCGCAGTATGAGGGCCTGCAGGAGCAGCAGCGCAAAGCCGCGGAAATCGAGCGGTACAACAACCTGGACCGCGCCGCCGATACGCTGAAGCGCGGGCTGGCGCTGCTGAAGACCGACCTCGGGGATGATGCGCTGGCGGTGCAGCACTGGGCCTGCTGTCTGAAGTATATCCGCCGCGCCGCCGGCGATTCCGATCCGAAACTGGCGCAGTGGGCGCGGGAGGTGCTGCGCGCTGCCGGAGAGTCGGTTGACGATTCACCCGTCAAGCGCAGGAAGCGGGCATGAGGAGCAGACTATGTGGGACGCCACCTATCTCTTTACCTGCGGCCGGTGTGGTACCGAGACCTTGGCCATCCGGCGCCGCGAAACAACGCCCCTGACCAGCGCGTACTGCCCCACGTGTGGCGAGCGCCTGCTGGTGCACTTCTCCACGCGCCACGAGTCGCAGGGGAGTCTGCAAGCGGCTGCCGAGGCGCTGACCAAGGAGCGCGCATGAATCGAGTTTCCTGTCCTGTCCTTCAGGGAAGCGTGAGCCGCCAGCGCGCATGGTGGCACGGTGAAAGAGCACACCGCGGGTTGCTCTAATCCATCGAACAAGGGAGCGGGGAGACTCGGCCCATTACCGGGACTCCCCTGGAAAATGCGAATGCAAACTACATCCACAACGATAACGCAAATTCAGGGAGGTGCGGCATGAATTTCCAGCCGATCTCCCCTCACGACCTGGCCGCCATGATCCACAGCCTCGCTCTCAATGGCGAATGGGAGGGCCTTCGAAGTGGCTGCAAGATCCGCCTGGTGCGCTACCACTCGGGAGCCCGCAACGTGGTGCAGTACGCCGTCCGAATCCGCGTGACGTGGATTTCGCGTCAAACCCGTAACGTGGGAGAGGCCGTCCGCGAGATCAATCAGCTGATTTCCGAGGCGCCGATCCACGGAAGCAACGGGCAGCGCCGGCTGGTGGCGCCAGGCTCGAAAAAGGCGCAGCTCCCCGTGGTGCCCAGGAGCGGGCACGCGGATGAAGAGTGGCTGCCGTACCCCAAGGAGGCCTGATGCGACCCCACCGGCTGTACCGCGGTCTGCCGTACGACGCGGGCTACGACGCCGGCCGCAACGGCCCGGACATAGTGAATTCCCATTTCACCCTGTTTGCCACGCGCGAAAGCACCAGGGAATGGGAGCGCGGAAACCGCGCCGGCAAAGTGGCCGCCCTGCTGGCAGGCAAGCCCTCGGACGAAGGGCCGAAGAAGGAGGCGTGATGGCCTGGTCGCATTCTGTCCCAATGCACCGGCTTCAGCCGGGAGAGGTCGTTACCAACCTCACGTACATCGACGCCCTAGATTGCGATCGGCTCGCGGATACGCGCGCCGCTTACCAGGACGCGCGGGAAGCTCACGAACATGTGAGCCGCGAGCTGGCCGAAACGACGCTGCCCATGCGCGTCTACAATCTCACCGCAGAACGCAAGCGCCTAGCCGATATCGCCTGGCGCCTAAAAAGGAAAATCGGCTGATGCCCATCCCCAAGCATCTGCGCCACTTCTACCGCGGTCCGGAGTATCGGGCTGCAAGGGAGCGCGTGGTCCAGCGCTCCCGTAACGAGTGCGAGGAGTGCCGTAAGCCTAACGGGGAGCACGTCCGAACGCGCACGGGCCAGAGCAGGATGTTCTGGGCTCTCCCGCACGGGCCCTGGGTCAACCAGCGGGGTTGGCGTGCCGGCGGATTGGATCTGGAGGTCGCGATCGAGATCCCGGAGCGCGTCATCCGCGTAGTCTGCACCATGGCGCACTTGGATCACGATCCAGCCAATAACGCGGAGGAGAACACGCGCTTCCTCTGTCAATGGTGCCATCTCAACTACGACAAGCTGCACCACAAGGAGACCCGCTCGATGCACAAGGACCAGCGCCGGCCGTTGCTCGCGGAGGCGTCATGATGGATCTCTCTCACTGGCTCAACGACGACCAGGTGATGGCCCAGATAGGCATCTCCGCCCGTACCCTACATCGCCAAGTGCAGGCCGGGCAATGGCACCCGCAGCACCGCCCGCGCCCAGGCAACCGTCCGGAGCGAGTCTTCGATCCGGAGGAGCTGCGCGACAAGCTGCCCCAGCAGCCGGCTCGCGTTGTGCCGCAATCCAAAGCCGTCCAGCCAATCTCGCCACCAGTGGCAGCACTGGCCGAACCTCCCATCTCCTGGCCTGCCATCATCAGCCTGGTGGAGCATTTTGTCGAGCTGCACCAGACGAAGCCCCAGGCCCTGTGGGTCAAGCTCCAGGAGGCCAGCCAGATTACCGGTTTATCCGTGACGTTCCTCCGCCGACTGACCAAGCGCGGGAAGTTGGAGTCGGTCAAGGATCGGAGCATCAAGGTGCCGCGGGCTGCGCTCGATCAGCTCGACCTGGGGCGCGGCAAGAAGAGACTCCGGTGAACTCCCTCGCCCGCCAGTACCGCGTGTCTCCCCTCCCGCCGGCGCCCTCGCCGCAAGAAGTGCTCACCGCCCTGGCGGCTTACGGCTGGCTCTCCCTTACCAGGGAGATGGTCGCGCGGCCTGCTCAGGCGCTGCCCCAGTGGATGACGATCAGGGATGCATCCGAGTACTCGGGCTTGTCGCAGACGCTTTTGCGCCGGCTGATAGATCGCGGCACCCTGGCATCTGTCAGGGATGGGAGCATCAAGGTAAGGAGGTGCGACGTGGACGAGTTGAGCATGAGCAGCCTGCGCACGGTCGCGCAGGTCAGGAGGAGGGCATGATGCGTAAGGGCACCAGGCGAGGCTCACCACTGCGGAGGGTCGTCGACTGGCGCCTCAATCAGTACGGCAGCCCCGTCGACATCCTCGAGTGCGGCCACGAGATGATCCGGCGCCAGGATCACTACGGCTACTATGCAGCGGATCGGCGCCGGTGCGGCAAGTGCCGAATCCTGCGGGGGGAGGGTAAGTCATGATCGCAGTCGAAGTCCTGGTCCTATGCGAGAGTTGCGGCGCGCGCTACCCACACCACGGAGGGACGCTGCTGTACGTCGCCAATTTCGGTGAGCTGATTTCCGCCGCCGGCGGCCGGGTACACGCGGCGAAGCTGGACGGCTGGACCGAGGATGGCCAGGCGCACTGGTGCCCCGAGTGCACTGTCACGAGGTTCGCGGCACCCCGTAAAAACGTACACCTTGCGCCGGCGGCCAACAACCGGCCGGAATAGTAGAGGGCATAAGGAGCCATGCGAAAACCTGCCTGGATACCCCGTTTGGTGCAGATAACAGAGGCCTTGGAACGTTCCGATGTCGCTAGCTTCCGGCGTGCCGAAGTGGAGGCCATCTTCGGAATTTCGCGTTCCGGAGCGAAAACCCTCATCCTCGTCGCGGGTGGCAAGGCGCACGGTAACGAGCTGATTGTGAGCCGCGAAAGCCTGCTCGACTACCTCCGCCACTCCCCCGCCGCCCAGGATGCCATGCAAGAGCTGGGCCGCCGCAAGCGCCTGGCGCACACGCTCGCCAAGGCGACCGAGGATCTGCGCCTCCACTCGGTCAAACTGCCGGTCACGCCGGCGGATCAGTGGACCTTGCTCCGGGACCTCACCTCGATCTCGCTCCAGCCCGGCGAGCTGCGCGTGGTGTACAACGATGCGTACGATCTCATGGCGCAGCTCTACCGACTGGCCGTGGCCGCCGGCAACGAGTGGGACGCGTTTGTCCGCGCGTGCTCTGCCTCAAGGGAGGGCGCGGCGTGAAGTCCGAATCCGACATCCGCGAGATGCTGCGCATCGCCAGGGCGATGGGCAGACCCATGGCGCGCGCTGTGGATGCGCTGCTGTGGGTGCTCGACGAATACCGGCCGCCGGCTCTCACGCGATCCTACGCATCGCGTCCACCAGAGCTGGATCCGCCGACAGAGGATCCCCGCGACGAGCGCAAAGCGCTACCGTGAGCGGATGCTCTCCCCCGCCGAACGCGCCGCCGTGGCCCTGGTGCTTGTGTGCGCCCGACGCTACCGCGCCGCTCTTGTCGCCGCCATCGCGCTGCTCGACCAGCACAGCGCGCATCCCCGCGCCGCATAAAAGGATACGGGCGCCTTCGCGCGCGCGCGACCCATGGCGACTCATGGGGCTGCGCCTCGCCTGGCCACGCCCGCGGGCCTCGGACCGGGCCTCGCACGCGGGAAGTGGCCTATTTGCTGGACTTTTCGGAGGGGTCAGTGCAGCTAACGGTCGTTTGTGGGCGCTTCCGGGGGCGGCTCTAAGTCCTTTGTTTCGCGGCCTCTATTCGGCCGCTGGGGACTACGTTTGCTGCACACCTGCCATGCCGGGTGTCGCGGCCCCACTGAAGCTTTCGCCTTTTCTTCAAAAATCTTTCGGCGCGCCTCGTTTTTCTATTGACATCGTGGCCTCATTGAAGCATAATCTACTTGAGCTCGCATCCAGCGGGCAAGGAGAAAAAGAGATGAAGATCAATTACCTCGGTTGCGCGCCAGTCAAATCTGGCAAAGTCGAGATACCAGAAATCAGCACCACCTATGAGCGCGTCACATGCGCGTACCCCGACCGCATGCCACGCTATTGCCTCCCCAGTTATTCCGGCAGCGGCAAAGGACAGGACCTCGTAGCTGTCTGGCAGTGGGAGCCGGATGGCCACCCGGCTGGCAGATATGGCACAGGCGATACCGGGATGGACGCTGTAGAGCAGGCGCCCGAAGATGAGCTGCTCCGGCTGTCCCGTGAAATCACCGCTGCCTTAGACCGCCGCCACGCCGATCCTACTGCCTACCCCGAGTGCGCCGACTACTTCGCTTCTTGCCGCGCCTATGGCGTCATGCTCCGGCAGATCGACGATCACTACGCCGCAATCGATGCCTACGATTCAGCCACCGCGCTCCGTCTGATCTCTCGCCGACTGGGACGCCGCTCCACCATCAGCCGAACCGAAATGGCCGACATCCTGGCCGACGTGCATCCGCCTGAGATGCAGCAGATGAGTCCCGCGCAGTGGTCGCACGTGCCTCAAGGCATCACCTTTGTCTCGCTGGTAGGAGGTGGCGTCAGATATGACCAGCCCGGCTCTATGCACCCAATGCAGATGGCTACCGTGAGTTTTATCCCTGCGGGGATGGACTCCGACTATATCCGCTCGCACGCCGAGCGCGTGGTACGGATCAAGGATTGACCTCCGCCGCGTGTATCACCACTCACGTGGTCTCCGCACCAGGCGGAGCCTGTGGTTGGACGCCACAGCCGGGGTAGGCAATCCCCGGCAGGCCCCTTGCTGGCCGCCTCCACGCGGCGGGGCTGGAGTAACTGAGAGCCAGCGGAAAGGATAAAAAAATGACGAATCAGGAATACAAGATCGGAGAGGAGACGTTGATTCTTGCCCTCCAGGCGCACCGCGACAATGCGGTTGGAAGTATCGTAATAATACCAAACCTGCATATCACCGACTCGATGTTGGCAGTGGCGCAGATCATTCACCGCGTTTTTTCGAGCCTGCCAGGGGATGAGGCTTTCTTTGACCCCCCCGACGACTGGAACGATTCCGCAAAAGAGACATTTATGCCAGCAGAACTTCAGCGGTCCGTGACGGGGAGCCCTATCTGGATCACCCCCACTAGCAATCGACGGGTAACCGTAATGAGGACGGAGGCTCAAATCGACTTCGGTGCTGGATCGCGTTGCGCGGCAGGAGACCTCATGTGCCTCCTTATGTCTGCGAAGATTCCCTTTCGCGCCTACTCCGCTGGCGGACAGAAGTCCCTGCTTACTGGATGGCAGGCCCGCGATATCATCAGGGAGTCACCGGAGTATGTGGCTCCCCCTATGCAGACAGAGGAATTGACCGACGACAAGATCGAGACAACCTGACCACATGGAGCGTCCGGAGGGACACCGGGAGCCGGGGGCGTAACACCCGGATAAAATGCCTGACCAGCGGAGGAGGTTGAGGAGACAATGTGCGAATAATTGCGCTGCCCCGAGGGACCATCGACGAGACAGGCCATACGTATGGCTGCCTCAAAGTCAAGGAGTATGCCGGCCTGGACTCCGGGGGCGGCGCCGCGTGGCTGTGCGACTGTAGCTGCGGCGATCCTGAGTGCCTGCGCCAAGTCAAGGTCCGAGGCGCCAAGCTGCGCGCTGGCCGCGTGGTGAGCTGCGGGCGGCTGCGCGCCAATGCCGGCGTGAGGCGCGAGGCGCGGATGAAACTGCCGGCGAAGAGGCGTAAGGCTATCGCCCGGATGGGCGCCGACGCGCGGATCGCTACCCTCTGAGGCCGGCTCGAATCGTGGATTGAGCGACTCCCATTTTGCGGCCGATCTCCCTCCAGCTCAGACCGGATTTGCGGAGCTGCAGCGCGCGATCGCGCGAGAACACCGTGGGGCGCCGGCCGCCGACCCGTCCCTCCCGGCGAGCTCGCGCCAGGCCGGCCTTGGTCCGCTCGGAGATCTTCAGTCGTTCCATCTTGGCCATTGCCGCCGACAACGCGATCATCAATTCCCCGAAGACGTCGCCCATCGGTCCCGTGGTGCGGAACTGCGGCTCGGTGTAGCTCTCGTATTTCACGCCGTATTCCCTCAGCGTCCGCAGGTGTCTGAAGGTTTCCTCGATGCCCTCGCGCGAGAGCCGGTCCAGCGCCCAGGTAACCACCACATCGAATTGCTTGCGGCTGGCGTCTCCGAACATGCGGGTGAGGGCGTCGCGGTCGGAATGCTTGCCGGTCTCGTAGTCGATGTATTCGATGGATTCCCAGTGCTGCGCTTTGGCATAGCGTCTCAGCTCGAGGAGCTGGTTCTCGGCGTCCTGGCCCTCATACCTCGAGCAGTCACAGCCTGAGCGCCGGCAAGAGCCTTTGCCTTGTGCGTGATCCGTCTTCAGGTGGCCACAGGAGCGTACCGTGCAGGTCTCTTTCGAGACTCGGGCATAGATGGCGACGCGCATACTGGATCATTCGCCCTTGGCGCGGGCCTCCTCGCGGTGCTTGTGCTCCAGCCAGGCCGCGCGGCGCTGGCTGTGGATGAAGTACCGCCCGGTGGTGTAGTGCTGGCCTGGGAGGGCGTGGCATTGGTCGCCTGCCGGCGCGTGACAGACGGGGCATTTCACCGCTGCCGTGGCTCGGCGGTCTCGGGTGTCGGTTCGCATGTGGTCTCAGCGATGGGTTCAGCGGCCGTCTCGGCGGCGGGTTCGGCCCTCGGCGAGACGCGAAGTTTTAGCGCGGCCAACACTTTCTTCGCCTCGCGCTCGGGGAACGCCTGGAGAAGCTGCCAGCACTGCTCGACAGCTTCC